AATATTTTTCATTATTAAATTCAATAATATTACCATCTGGTATATAAACACCATTCTTAATTAAAGTAAATTCTAAATTACCAATTTTCATCAACGGCTTAGCAGGTTTATCTTTAAGTATAACCCACGCATTAGATTTGACGTACCAAAGTGTATTATCTAAATCAAAAAATGCTATCTCTTTTAAACTGTTCATATTATTCTAAGTATTTTAATACATCAAATTGATGATATTCAAGTAATTTTTTAGCATCCTGTTTTGTAAAAAATCCAGCTTCTCTTGTTTCACCTTTTAAATTATGTCCCAAAATCATATCATTAAATAGTCGTATATTTAAATCCTTCTTCTTCACTTTCACAATATAATAAGTCATTTTTTTCTTTATCCCATTCTTTTTATAAATCAACTTATCAGTAGGTGATGATTTTAAAACTTCAGGTGACAATTTCACTCTTGATTCTTCTGACAATTCATCTAAAGCTGTTTGCAAAACATCATTATTTTCAACATGACCCTTTGGAATTGACCATTTTTTTACCTTTTGTTTGAATTTTTTAGGTTTAACAAGAAGAATCTTGTTCTTGTATATAACAACAACACCTGCTAATTCATCCCTCTTCTTTTCCTTTAAATATACTTTATATTCTAATAACATAAAAATTTTAATTTTGTAACATCCAATTCTTCAAATCATTAACATCTTCTTGTGACATCGTTTCTTCCATATAACCAATAACTTCTTTCATTCTACCTTGTTCTCTAAACGTTGCCAACATATCACCTAATTGATCATAATTACCATTATAATATGTTTCAACAAAATATTCAGGACTTTCAAGATATTCATCTTCAGTTCCGCCATTATCCATATAGGCATCAATATTTTCAAATGTTTTTACATGTTTCATTTTATATCTATTATTTTTTATTTTGTTATTTTAACATCAGCATATAACTTATTAATATACTTTGTTTGTAATTCTGGTGTTTCCGCATTAATTATTTCAGATATTCTATCTCTAAATTTGGTGCGTGTCATAATTGTTTTTACTTTATTATCAAAATCCACTGCTGGTTTATTATTTCTATTTTCAGTAGTTATCTCCGTTTCAGGATTCACAATTTGAACAGGAATATTTTTAACACCACCAAAATCAATAAAAGCAATTTTATCACCATCATTATATTCAATCTTATCCACCACGTCACCAATTTCTGGTATTTTATCAGAAGTTAAAGTAAAAGTCTCACTAACAAACTGATTAAATTTTTTAAATTTTTTCATAGTTGTGCGTTATTTTTTATTATATATTAATCTTTTAATATTAAAAATGTTACAATAACAAAAAAGCCCCTTTCGGGACTTTTATTTATATTTATTCATCATTGAATTTACATTCGGCATCTTTCGAGAATAATCTGGAATATTTGGTTGATTCTTCTGTTGTTCTCTTTGAGCCTTTTCTTCTTTCTCCATTTTATCATTCAATCGCTTGATATATTCTTCAAACTCCCACCATTTCCACGTATCTACAACAGTAGTTGGCATACTTAAATGATCCATAAAAGCAAACTTATTATCCAATAAGCTGCTCAAAGGCATCTGAAATAACGAAAAGACTTGATGCTCCTTCGGGAAAGCTCATATCTGTGCGGACCTCCTGACCACACACTGGGCAATCCATTTTAAGTTCTTTAATACCAAACATCATTTGGTTAATAACTTGATTTAAAATTTGAAAATTAGTCATATCCATACTTCTAAATTCTTGCTCTTTTGCTTTAATACCTTCTGTTGTAATATCTATTCTATCGTGCAATTGAAATGGTATAACCTTCAAAAATGCAACATTAGGCTCTTTTTCCATTTGAACTTTCATCTTAATGTCACCAAATAATACCTCTTGTAATCCAATTGTAGGTGGCGCTAATTCATAAGGTATCGCATTACCATCTCTATCTTTTAATGGAATTCTATATACTCTATCAAATTCGTCAAAGAATTTTGATAATTTTTCAGGCATAACATTATTTACAAATGTTTTATGCTTTTTATCTGAATGTGTTGCTCTAAATTCAATGCTAAACTCATGATGACAATGTGAACATGTGACTTCCTTAGAAAGATTTCTTCCACCTGGAAATGTTAATTCACGAATCATAAAAATTAAATATAGCCTATCAGCATCTTTCACATTTTTATATGAACCTTGTGTACCATCAGGTTGAATAAATTTAACACAAGATTTTAAAATGCCATTCATCTTATCTGTTATATCAATATAATTCTTGTCATCAACAACTGAATAATCCTGCACTTCTTGAACTTTTGCACCTCTAATACTAATTTTTGTTCCTTGTTTATAAAAAACACCACAAGGTAATAAATCTAAAGGTATAACCATAAATTCATTATTAGGTTTACCCATATCGCCAAAATTTGTTTTCGTTGGAGGATCTATCGGTGGTTGGTCCATGCTACCAATAAATTTCTTCTCCAAGAAATTTCTTGCTTGTTCCTCTTTATTCTTATCTGACATGTTTACTTCTTATTTTTCATTTATATATAAATTACAATCAGTTCCCCCTAAAAAAATATAAACTTATAGTCACAAATAAACTATATTTGTGTGACTAAAAATTATAAAAATGGGATATACAACAGATTTTGATGGTAACTTTACACTCTCTCGAACATTAACTGAGGAAGAAAAAACCTATCTCGATAACTTCTCACGAACAAGAAGAATGAAAAGAGATGTTACAACATTACAAGAACACTACCAAGGTAAACATAGCTTAAATGGTGACTACGGTAATGAAGGTGAATACTTTGTAGATGATGAACGAATTGGTGTAATATGCCCAAATACTCCACCTGGGCAAGTACCATATAACGACAAAACATTTGATGATAGATGGGAAGAAAATTCTAGAAGAATTAAAAAAGAAATATGCCAACCTGGATTGTGGTGCCAATGGATTATATCAGATGATGGTACAAAATTAGAATGGGATGGTAATGAAAAATTTTACTATTACACCGAATGGTTAAAATACCTAATAAAACATTTCTTTTCTGTTTGGAATATCCAATTAAATGGTGAAATATTATACCAAGGGGAGAAAGAAAATGATAATGGCAATATACTTGTAATCAATAATAAAGTGTATGTGAACACAACAATTAAAGAAATAAGAAAAATAAAATTAGAAAAACTATAAATTATTCTACATTATACTTAACCACCATATAAAACTTTTATATTTTTTTAAACTATATTGATTATAATCAATAGTGAGTAGCCACATTAGATAAGTGATCATAATCGTGTGGAATGCAAACGCTGATGAACCTGTGATGGGTTCCTTAATTTCTACGAAATCTAGCAAAGGTTTTGGATGAAAGCGCTGAAAAGGGTATGAAGATCGAGAACAGTATGGGTGTCTCGACACTATTGAAAATAAAAAAAGACACAATTTCTTGTGTCTTTTTTTATGCTAATTAAGTTCAGGTTCTTCACCCCAAACAATAACATCTACTTTGTTTGAAATACTCATAAGTTTAGGTAAATCAACCTTATCAACAAACCATCTTTCAATTTTCATATCTGGATTTCTACGAGCATTGTGCTTCTCTGGAAGTTTACTGATTTCTTCAGCAGTGAAAGGAATCAAAACTCGTTTACGTTGAACATAAGTGCCACGTTTGAAAAATGATGGGTAATCATTCCAGTTTACACCTTTTTCAAAAAGCATATCCTGTTTTTCATTACCAGTCTTATTCATCAATTTACCGTGTGAATAGTAAGAAGATGCCGCCATACTGATTGAGTTTTTAGTTGCATCCATTTCTCTCCAAAGGAAAGAGTTGACTGCTTCATCAACATTAGGTACACTATAAACCCTACAATCAAATCTTGGCATTTTGTTAGATTTTTCAGGAAGGTATTCAGCTAACACACTGTTAAAAAATACAGATGCCATTGCTGAAAGATCACTAACCATTTTGAAAAATCTACCATCAAAGTAAATGGAAGAATTAGTTTTTTCAGTATACCACATTAAAGTGATTTCATCAGATTGAGTGTAACCACAGTTTGCATTAGTTTCTCTAACCAAATATTTAGTGGTTTCAATCATAAGATTGGATAACCTTTCATCATAAGGTCGTTTCAAACCTTTAGTGAATTTGGAAAATCCTTTACCGTCAAGACGAGCAATTACAGGAATTCGTGGAAGAAGCCTGATTCCACAAGTTTGGTTTTCATACAGCTTCATTCTGTCTCCGAAGAGATCTTTTTCTTTTTTCATAACTACATTTTTCTTTTTTTCAAATTTCTTTGAAATTTTTTTATCCTACCTTTTGACAAAGAAAAATGATAGTTTATATTTATTTAATTATCTGCAAATATATAAAAAGTTTTTAAATAAAAAAATAAATTATTGCCGATAGCGGCTGTAAATTATTTAATATATAAAAATAAAAATTATTATGTTAAACAAATTATTTGAAATAAATGACAATTATATATATGTAGATGAAAATAGTAATGATATTGTGACACCTAATAATACAATTAATAGTGCAAATTATCTTGAATCACACAATTATAAATGTATTCTATATTTAAAAAATAAACTTTTTGATTTTAATGAAGGTACTGTCGTTATTGCAGAAGATGTAAATGGTAGCTTGTTATATTATGACGAATTTGAAGATATAATTAAACCAGAATTTAGAAATAAATAATTTTAAACACAATCCAATTTGTTAGACTTACTCAAATTGTCAAACGCCCATAACGGCTGCAAATTATCCAAAGCACATACCTCATTGATAGGTGAATCAGAATCAAATTTTGTAACTGGAATAATATGATCTATGTGCCAATCACCATGATTCTCCCAACTCATACCAGGTTGAAATTGAGATTGTATATGCTCTTTTAACTCGTCTGCACTGTAACCTAAAAGAGTAATGGTTTTGTCAGATTTAGAAGTGTTCATTCTTTTTAGGGTACTGTGAAGAACTGAACGCCATGCTATGATGTGGGGGTTATCATTTCTATATTTATAATACTTTTCTCGATTTTCAACTTTATATTTCTTAATATATTCCTTATTCCTTTTTCTGTTTTTAGGTTTAGATCTATATTCTGCTTTTTGTTCTAATATAAATTCTTTATTTTCTTGGTAATATTCTTTCTTTCTTTCTAAAATTTTAGGTTTTTCTTCAGAATATCGTTGTTTATCGTATTCTGCCCTTTTTTCTTTAAAATCGGGTGCTTCTTTATATTTCTTTTGTATATCTTTCACACACTCTTTACATTCATTTCTGTAACCATCTTTACTCGTTTTCTTTTTGTGAAACTCGGTTACTTCTTTAATATCTTCACAAATTCTACATTTTTTGTATAGCATAATAAAAGCCTTGATTTTTATTTATATATTAAAAAATCAAGGCTTCCTCTCAATAATTTTTGATTTATTTTCAGTTTTTATATAACTTACTGAAAATGAGATAATTATTAGTAATAAAAATCTTCCCAATAATCTACTGCCCAATGTCCACTAAAGTCCATAACTGATGTATTTTGTTCCCAAGAAAGTGTTTCCATTCCATCAAATTTACTAAATTGGCAATTGTGGTATGTTACTCTTCTAATAACTTTACCTTCTCTATCATGTTGATGGATAATAATATCGCCCACCATATTTTTCTTATAATGTAGAGTACCAGTTTCATTATTCCAAGCTAAGTCATACCAATCTTTTAAAATTTTAAACACAAATATTTGATAATCGTCATTTTGATTAAGGTTAAATTTAATTGTCATATCTTCAATAGATGTATCTGCTGGAGTAGAAAGAAACAATCTTGTTGAATATTTAAATCTTTGTGTTATACGGCTTAAGTCCTTATAAGCTGGCATTTGTGCCTCAGTAGTATTTTCCAAAAGTAAATGTGTTGCATTTGGATGAATACTTTGAAGTATTTGAGGTAATATAATTGTCACCTCATAAAGATTAGGGTGAATTGGTTCCCATTTTTCTTTATGGGAGTCTATCATTGTAAAGTGTGCTAGTGGCATATTTTTAAATTATTTTTTCTATATTCTTTCTCTATATATTAAATTTTCGCTTTTTCCTCGGAAAATAATTTTTAAGGTTTAAAACCACCTGTATGTTCTCCAAAACTTGCTATTTTCTTACTTTTAGATTTTTTTTCAGTTTTAGTTTCTTTCTCATTCTTAGGGTTTTTCTCATCCTTAGGTTTTTTCTCATACTTAGGTTTTATATCTTTTTCAACTTCTTTTGTATCGGTTGTTTCTTCTTCTTTTGGTTCTACATCTTTCTTTTTAGATGCTACCATTTCAGCAAATTTCTTCCTAGCTGCTAATTGTGCTGGTGATGCTTTCTTCTTTTCATTTAAAAAATTATCAAATTTTGTAAATCTTTTCATAATCAATTGTTATTTTTTATTAAAGAATTCATCAAAGTCTGATAAATCTTCATTCTTTTTTTCACAAGTACATTCTCCATCCTCACAGCCACATTCTTCACAATTGCAATCACTTTCACAATTACATTTTTGATCTTGTGCTTCATTTATAAATTCCAAAAAATCTTTCATATCTTTTTTAATTTTTTTTAAAGTAAATGAGGGGAACTAAGTCCCCTCATCATTTTTCAGTTTTTATTGAGGTGAAAATCCACCTGATTGGATATCTCCTTTTTTAAGTATGGTAATGTTATTAACAATGATACCCATACCTTTTATGATTTCAACGTATGTATCAAGTACACCCATTTGAAGGTCTATTATATAATCTGTATTATTTGTTTCATCACAAATATTTTTGAAATCGTAGAAAGCGTCAGCATCTAACATCTCTTTACAGATTTTATCTGCTCTATATTTGATTTCTGCTCTGATTTCTGGTGTATTAAACGCCCATTGATATCTAAGCAACATATCATATAATCTGTTCTCTAATTCAATAAGAACTTCTCTTGAATGTAAAAATGATAATGAACTGAATGGGAACACCTGTGCGGTTGATTCGTCATTGATACAGTAACCATTGTTAAGTTTATAAACAATTGGGTTTGCGCCCATTTGATGTAAATTCTCAAGGTCAGTACCATTGAAATCCATTTCAGTTTTTGTTATACCATTAATTCTACCATTAGTGATACCTGCACAAATTGTCCAAGGCACGAATCCTGCAACATTTGATACAAATTTTTGCATGTATGTTGTTGCTGCATATGATGCTGGTGGGAACCATTTTGGTATACCATTATCATAAATTCTCACATATGGGAAGAAATAACCTGCGGTTGATCTTCCATCAACGCTTCCGTTACGGGTTGCAAATTGATATAAGTAATCTGGATTTTTAGATTCATCTGCACCTTTTCTAATATATTCCATATTAAGTGAACCATCATCATTTGTAAATGATGGGTTAGATGAATTTCTAAAATCTTTTGCTGAAGGCATATTAAGGAAACCAAGAGCGTTAAGTTTCAAACCAGTAAGGTCTACAAGTTGTTGTTTACAACCAAAACCATCACTTGGTTCAAGTCCTAATCCCCAAGGATCAACAAGGTATCTCCAAGAAATCTTATTCTTATCTGCCAATGCTTTTGCAAGATTGTTATCAAGTGTCAACACATCAAGTATTGCGTTTTGTCTTGAATCAGTACCATTAGGTATTGAGTCTTGATGTACAAGGAATGGAGAAATCTTCAAACCTTTATATTCATCAACATAAACATCAACACTTTGATAAGTGAATGTTTGATAGTCAACTGTTGCCAAAGATTGTCCTGATGATGTACCAGATAACATATTTGTATCTGTTAATCTAATAGGAGCGTCAGTGTAAAGAGTTTCCAATGATGTATCGTCTGTATTATTTCTAATATTGATAATACGAGTGAATTTTCTTGGCACCGAGCCTTCAAGGTAGCCTGCGCCACCACTTTGCCAGTTGCTCATGTCATAGTATGCTTCAAGGAAGTCACCTCTTTTAATTTCAGAATATCTTGTTTTATCAATTGATATTTGTTGTACGGTTGTCAAATCATCACCTACCCAAGATTCAATCTCAACTGATTGTCTCCAGTTTGATTTATCTGAGTAAATTATTAATTTGTCATTATAACTTGTATTCCAATCTACTACACCTTTATAGGTATAAGTAGCACCATCATATGTCATAAAATCAACTGTTAATATTCCTGATTGGTCTACAAACATTTTCAATAAAACTTTATCGTCAGCAACTATTGCAGTTGAGCCAGAATCATTATCAACCCAGAAATAATCAAGATTGTTTATAATACCGTTATAATAATTTTGGTAGAATGTAGAATACTTTCCTACTACGCCAACATTATATACATCACCTTCAAGTGTGACTGTTGGTATTTGTGACACTTCTTGGTAAACGGTTTTCAATCTTGCTGTACCATCTACTGCTTGTCCTGGATCATCAATAACAAACTCATCATCATTATAATATATTAAGAAAGCTGTATCTGTTCCTGAAATATAGTCTGATGGAACACTAACATAAAATCTTACTAATGCGTTTGATGATGCGGTTGAATCTACAACTGCTCTACCTGTAATAGGAGTTTTATCTGATGTTGCAAAACTAACATTACCCTCAGATGCTAATTGGATTGTCCATAAGGATGCTGATTGATAAGGCTGTGTACTTATAACTGTCCAAGTACCTCCTGTTAATCCTGACTCACCTAATAACACAAAGGAATCAACATTAACATTAATATCTGTTGTTACATAAGTATTAACAGTTCCACTAAACCCACGACCATCTTCATTAACTACGGTTACGACAGAACCAGAATATAAGCCTAAGTCGGTTGGCAATCCTGTAACATCAAACGTTGAACCAGTGTCACCAAGATATGGTAAAGTTGAAGTTCCATCTTCATTAATTGTTGCAAGATTTGTAAAAGTAGTTGCTGATAATATTATTGTTGTGCTTGAATAAGATGTCACAGTACCTGTAACTACACTTGTTGTACCACTAACACGAACAGTAACAATATCGCCTGGAACATAGTCCAAACCAGCATCAACTGTATAAGTTAATCCTGTTCCTGTTATTGCATTTATCACAACAGTATCAGTTGATGATGTTTTCTCAAATGGTTCACCATCTTTAATTAATACTGTTTTATCTGTTGTTACATAAGTGTCCATTTCATTAAATAAATGATTTGTACGTAAATAATTATAATCGTTATAAACTCCTGTCATACCTGATGTACCTAAGAATTCCATTTGTAAGTAATTATCAACATAAGTTCCTGTAACTGATGTGAATTCAAAATTGCTAATAGGTACATAACCTCTTGTATTTGAACCATATTGGTCTACTGTACTCGTAGTACCAACTGTAACTGGGGTATAAATTGCTGTATATGTATTACCAGATTTAACATGTGATACAGAACCTAAAATTATAGTACTATTTAAACTATATGTATAGTTAGGTGCAGTTGCGGTAGGTAATGTTAAATTACTTGTACCTTCTGAGCCATAAAGAACACTAATTTGTGTATTATCACTTGTTAAGTAAAGCACATCTATTCTACTTGCGAATGTTGTTGTTTGTGTAACAGAACTTAATGTTGCAGTAGCAAATGCTGGCTCATAAACAGAACCGTTTAAAACATAATAAGGATATGATGTTGTTGTTATATCAAAATCAACAGTTGTTGTGGTCGATCCTGTTGTTCCATTAACACTATCTACATAAATTCCATAAGTATGCCCATTTGTATAAACACCTGTTCTTGTACTACCTGATAAATATTCATTATTCAACGGTGTTGCTATATTTGTAAACACATTATTTGCTGAGTCAAGATATTTATTACTATATGTTAATGACTCTTTCAATGTTGCGTTGTAAGACATAAAGTTAATACTTGTGAAATCTTGTCCAACAAGTACGTCACCCATTATATCAAGGTTACCAAGTTTAAAATCTGCTTCAAGTAAAGCATCTTCATTATATGTACAGAATAATCCTGTTTTATCAGTATTATTATTTATAACATTCTTGATATACATATCTCTACCATTTAAATCTTTGAAATATGGTATTAATGAAGCATCATATGATGCTAAAACTGTAACAGTTCTTTCATTAACAAAATTAGAAACTTGTCCTTTAATTAACCCATTTTTATTGAAATATCTTGAAAATGTAGTATCATTTGCAAGAGTTCTATAGTCTGTCCAATCTCCTGCTATCACAACTACACTTACAATATAATCTGACATCCATTCTCTATAATCAATATATGCAGGAACTTTATCTCTACCACCATACCAATCTTCCGCAGTTATATCAAAGCCAGTAATATCTGATTTAAACATAAACACAGTGATATCTTTATCACCCATATTTGTAATATGGAATAGACGGTTATCATCTTGAACACCACCATTATTATTTTTTACAATATTCAAGAAAGCATCTGTATCTCTTTCCCAAAAATCTTGTCTATTGAAGAATAGTTCATATGCTGTTGAATTTACACTACTGTTTTCATATTGAGCAGAAACTGAGATTGTTTGCCATTCTAGTTTATCTCTATTAGGGTCTGTTGATAATAGATTCAACACCCAAACAGGTCCAGATTTTAGCATCTGTCTTACTGTTTTATGAAAATAAGAACCCTTATTTTCCAATCTTCTATCATCCTCACCAAAAATTGCTTCAAAATCATTTGGATTTGTAACATAAATTGGTGCGTTAAAAGGTCCTTTCTTTGAAAAACCTGGCACCATGTTAACAAGAACGTCCTGAACTGGAAGTTCTATTACACTAGCGTCTATCTCTTCTATGAAAATCCCTGGTCTTTTGTATTTTCCAAGGTCTCTATCTTTTATTGGCATAATTTATTGATTATTTTTTCTTTTTTATATATTAAATATTTTTACTATTTTTGCACCGTTTTTTGATTTAACTTATATATTAAATTGAAAAAACGAAAAAAATATAAAAAAACAGGCAAGATATGCTTTGTTAAAAACTTTATAAAATTAATATAATTTTATTGGGTTAAGCACAAACCCTATATTGGCTGGATTAAAATAATCATCACCAAATACTTTTCTACCAATATTTATAGAACCATTAATATCTGAATTTATATAGATACCATTTTGCGTTTTGAATAATCCCCGTTTTATACGAGAGCCTTTATATTCTATATGTTTTTTAATTGATTCTAAATCTATTGCCGAGCATTTACTTGTGTATGATTCTTCATTCAATATAACATTTATTCCTTCTAACTTACATTTATAAGTTATCATATCTATAAACCTTTGAAAGGGGATAGATACAAATGTCTGATTAATCTTTTTACCAAGTTTAATACCCTGTTTCCATTCTTTATTGTAACCTATTATTAACTCTTTTATTTTATGTTCATTAAGCACGTCTATTATCTTTCTACTTTTTTTGTGTAATTTATCTTTAATTTTTCTATTCCTTTTTTCTGTCAAATTATTTAATGATTTTGATACATAATTACCTTGTTTTAACATCAATTCGGATTGTCTTTTGGTCTTTAATTTATTATAATATTTATTTATACTTTTTATATCTTTACCATTAATTATATAACTTTTTCCACTATCTGTGTATAAGGACGCCAAATTATTTATACCCAAATCTATACTAGCTCGTCCATTATTATTATTTTCTTTTTCATCAACATTATAAATAATCTCAATATTATAACATGACGATTTAGGTACTATTCTAATTTGATGTAAATCTTCTTGTGCTCTAATATTTATTGTTTTTAATGGTTTTAAATTTAGTTTTTTAGGAAAATGAATATAACCATCTTTAATTTTACTAACATATTTATCACCTCTAATGACAACAACATTTCTACCCTTTGTTTTATGTTTAAATTTCATCAATTTAGGAGCGCCATTTAACCGTTTTTTATCTTTTTTAAATTCTCTTAATAAACTCAAAAAAGATTTGACATTTCTATCAAATACCATTAATGTTTGTTGACTAACAGATGATGTTAACAATTTATAATTATTGTACTCAGGCTCCATATTTTTTAAAATTTTCTCTATATTTCCATATCTAAGAAATTTTCCAGATTCTTCATATTCATTTTTAAACAAATATAGTGCTTGATTATATAAATTTTTAGAAAGATATGAAAGATTGTCACAAGATTTATAATTAACATTATTCTTTGTTATTATATGATTTTCTGTCAAATACATCAATTTATCATTTTATTATATGTATTAA